CGCTGGCTTAAAGACGAAGAGTGGGACGACATGGTAGCGCAGGATGCGAAAACCCTGACGGAAAGCTGGGTATGACCCCACAAAACAGTACCCACGCGACTCCCGTCATGGTACGATCGCCCATGTCCTCGAACGCCCTCGAAGTCCGCGACGAGCTGCTCCGCGCCCCGCATCGGGACCGGGTGCATCTGCACGCCGCGATGCTGATGCCGCCGGGCATCTGGTCCGATCTGCACGCCAATTCGGGCACAAACGCGCCCGCGCGCGGCCCCGGCGGTCACGACATGCAACGCAACCCCAACGGAGCGCCCGGTTTTTCGCGCGTGGAGGCCGGTGCAGGCGTCGCGTCGAGTATCGCGGCGTCCGAGGGTGGTGAGGCGGCTGTGCGGGCTTCTGTGCGCGTCTGCCATGTGAGCCCGGAACCCCAGAATGGAGGCGTTGCACGATGACCGCCCGCACCCTCACCGCCCCGCAGCGCCGCGCGCTCCTGTGGCTGGCCGAGACGCCGGGGGAGTGGAGGGACGCCACGAAGTGCCCGAGAGCCACGTTCCAGTCGTTTCGCGCGTTATTCCGGCGCGGTCTCGTCGAACGGTCCGTGTTTTATTGCCGCCTCACGCCCTCAGGCATCAAGACCGTGAAGGAATTGGGGATTTAACCATGAGACAGGCAATCCGTTGGGGTACGCTCTCGCTATTCGTCATTGGAATGTTTTTTATCGCAGGTCTGGGGCTGACCTACGGCCCAGAAGAAGACCCACCGTTCTATTATATAGTTTTGCCGTGCATTGCTGCTTTCATTCTTGCATTTGTAGGAGGCGCGACGTCCTTGGCTCTTTGGGCCTTTGGAGAATTCGATCGCGGACTTTTTACCCCTGCTACCTCCAGCGATGACGCACTCAACACCCAGATGGCAGCACTCAACACCCAGATTGCGACTGATGCGGCGAGCAGTTGCGCCGACACCTCCATCTCCGTCTGCACGAGCATCTGATGACCCAACGATCGCAGGACCGCCAGTCGCTTGGAAAGCGCGGGGCGGCGCAGAGGAAGGCGCGGCGTCTCGGTTACGAAATGGGGCGGTTAAACCCGCATTGGTTTCGGCACAATGACGAAAATTACACGTCCGAGATTATCGAGATGTGGTCTGAATTCGATTTCCCGGCGTCGCCTAACTTGCGCGCCGCATATCGGCACGGCGCGCATGATTACGCACGCAAGCGCAAGGAGATCGCCGATGCAGTGGCGTGACATCCTTTGGCCGTGGGGATCGCTGCGGGAAGCGCGAGAACGTCTTGCGTTCATGTGGTGTGCTTATGCCTCTCAGACAGACAGGCTCAATGCGATCTCTGACGAACTCGTGACAGAAACCGCTGAGCACGAAGCTACGCGAGATTTTCTCGCAACGACTGAGCATCAGTGCGACGCGTGGAAGGCCCGCGCCGAGACTGCGGAACAGAAGGCCGTCGAACTCGCGGGAAGGCTCGCGGACTTGTCGCGTCTCACGACACCCAAGCGCGACGCGAAGACGGGGAGGTTCGTGGGATGACTGGTCAGCGCTGCCACGCCAAGCTCCGATACGGCAGCCGGACGCAGGCCGAACGATCCGCGCGCCGGATGCGGCAGACCGACAAGATCGTGCAGGCCTACCCGTGCGCCGAATGCCGGGGCTTCCACGTCGGCTCGCCGCGCTTCGTGTTCGTCGAGACCAGGCGACCATCGCCGCGATGCGTGCGCGTTTATGCAGGAGGGTTGGAGTGAAAGCCCCTGGTAACAGCGGCAAGCAGCGGTCGAAACCGCCTGTCGGGAAGCCCTTTCAAAAAGGCCAGAGCGGGAATCCATCGGGTCTACCGAAGGACTTGCGAGAGGTTATCAACTTGGCCCGATCGCATACCGTGACCGCGATCACGGCTCTGGCTGAGATCGCGGGCGATGGCGCAGCGCCGTGCGCCGCTCGTGTTTCGGCATCTGAGGCTATCCTCAACCGTGCCTGGGGCAAGCCGAAAGACACAGTCGAGCTGCAGGGCACCGATGGCGCTCCCCTGCCTCTCGTGGTGCAGTTCGTCCGGCCCGAATGACTGCGCTGTCGATCCCGCTGTGCTTCGATTTCCTGTTCGAGCCGTCGCGCTACAAGGTGAGCTACGGCGGTCGAGGATCTGGGAAGAGCACGGCTGTCGCCATGGCGCTTCTGATCCAGGGCTACAACGAGACGCACCGCATCCTGTGCCTGCGCGAATTTCAGAATTCGGTTAGCGAGTCCGTACACCAGCTTCTGGCCGACATCATTGCGTCCAACGAGCAGCTCGCGGCGCATTACGAAGTCCAGCAAACAGCGATCTATGGCAAGAACGGCACCGAATTCAGGTTCGGCGGCATCCGGCATAATGTGTCAAAGCTGAAGAGCTTCGAGGGCGTGACGCGCGCCTGGATCGAAGAGGCTCAGGCAGTCAGCAAGGCGTCCTGGGACATCCTCATCCCAACGATCCGGCGCGAAGGCTCCGAAATCTGGATGACGCTGAACCCGGACCTGGAGACAGACGAGACATACAAGCGCTTCATTCAGGATCCGCCTCGAGACGCTATCGTACGGAAGGTGAATTGGGACCAGAACAGGTTCTTCCCGAACGTTCTCATGGATGAGATGAACGAGCTGAGGGACAAGAACTACGACGAGTATCTGCACATCTGGCAGGGCTTCCCGCGGCAGACGCTCGAAGGTGCCGTCTACGCGAACGAGATGCGGCAGGCGACCGAGGATCTCCGCATTGCATCTGTTCCGTATGACCCAAGCGCGCCTGTGTTTACCGCGTGGGATCTTGGCTGGTCCGACATGACCAGCATCTGGTTCTGGCAGAAGATCGGGTTCGATATTCGCGCGATCGGCTTCTACCAGAACCGCATGGAGGGCCTCGATCACTATGCCGGTGTGCTCGAGCGTAAGGGCTACAAATACGAACGGCACTTCCTTCCGCACGATGCGAACCAGGGACAGCTCAGCGCAGGCGGGAAGACGATTGCGGCCCAGCTCCGAACACGCGGCATGCCCGTTACCGTGCTGCCGCAGCTACCGATCGCGGCCGGTATCAGTGCTGCACGCACACTCTTCCCTCGCGTCTGGTTCGATGAACGCGAGTGCGCAGACGGCATCGATTGCTTGCGTCGCTATCGATACGATGTTGATCCGCAGACGCGTCAGTTCTCTCGCAAGCCGCTGCATGACGACGCATCTCATGGCGCCGACGCGTTCCGGATGATGGCAACCGCGATCAATGACCCAAAGCCGCGCGAACCGAAGAAGGCGCCGATGCGCCCCACGTTCGTGGGGAGCAACGCGGGGTGGATGGGCGCTTGATAGGAAACGCACGCAGAAAGCTCTGTACTCATAGGCATAGCTTGTGGTATCTGGCTACCGCATGAGCGAACGCGACGCCGATATCCTTCGCGAAGTGCGCGAGCGCTTCAAACATTGCGACGAACGCGAGAGTGAGGCGCGTGCGCGATACAAGGACGACCTCCGCTTCCTGCATGGCGACGCATACAACAAGTTCCAGTGGGACGAAGCAGTCGTACGGGCGCGCAATCCACCGGGCCAAGGTGGGCGCCCCTGTCTGACGGTCAACAAGGTGGCTCAGCACGTCCTTCAGGTCACGAACGACGCGCGCCAGAACCAGATGGGCGTCAAGGTGGTTGCCACGGGTTTTGGCGCGACTGCAAAGGCTGGCGAGGCCATGGAAGGCATCGTGCGCCATATCGAAGCGCAGTCGAACGCGCAGCAGAACGCCTATGCGAACGCGATCCTCGGCCAGGTTGGCGGAGGCATTGGCTGGGTTCACGTCGTCACGGATTACGTGCGCGGCGCCGACACGTTCGACCAGGATCTGTTCATCGAAAGCGTTCCAGATCCCCTGAGCGTCTATTCGGACCCGGATTGTCGCGAGCCTGACCACAGCGACATGCAGTGGGCAATGATCGTCACGACGATGTCGCGCGGTGAGTTTGAGCGCGAATACCCGCGTGACAAAAATCTCGGCGACAAGCCGTTCCAGGGCCTGGACTTTGAGGACAAGGACTGGGACAGCAAGGACACGGTTCGTGTCGCCAAGTATTATCGCCGCAGCGAGCAAGGCGACACTCTGTGGAACGTTCCGCCGCTGCCTGCGATGCAATTCGCTGGCGGCCCGATGCGCGAGAGCCAGATGCCGCCTGAACTGGTTGACCTGTGCAAGGCGCAGAACGCACAGCGCCGGCAGGTCATGGACCATCGCGTTGACTGGTTTCTGATCGGTGGCGATCGCGTCATCGACAGTGGCGATACCGTATTCAAGAACATCCCGCTCGTGCCGTTTATCGGCATCGAGACTTTGATTGACGGCAAGCTCGACCGAAAGGGGCTGACGCGTGCGCTGACTGATCCGCAACGCATGTTCAATTACGCTGCGTCGAAGTTCATCGAAGGCCTGGCGGCGCAGACTGTCGGCTCGTGGGTCGCATCTGACGCCATGGTGGCCGGGCGTGAAAACGAGTGGGCACAGTCGAATATCTCGCCGCCCGGTGTGCTGGTCTACAACAGCATCAACCCTGACGATGGGTCTCCGGTCGAAGGCGCTCCGGAAGTTGTCCCGCCCCCGCAGTTCAGCCCTGGTTACATGCAGGCGATGCAGACCAGCGATTTGCAGATGCAGATGGCGAGCGGACAGTATCAGGCTGAGATGGGCGCACCGGGGAACGAGCGATCAGGTAAAGCAATCAATGAGCGGCAGCGGCAGTCTGACACTGCCAACTATCACTACACTGACAATCAGGGCATGGCGCTGCGCCTGATTGGTCGGATCCTGATCGACGCCATCCCGGCAGTCTACGACACCCAGCGCGCCGTGCAGGTGCTCGGGCTCGACGGCGCCATGACGCAGGCGATCGTGGATCCAAACCTGCAGCAGGCGCATGCGGTAGCGGTCCCGGACGCGCCGGACGGCACGCCGCAGCAGCCCCCGGCGGGAGACCCGGAAGATCAGTTACAGATTGAAGGCGCGATCCTGGCCGTCAATCCGCGCGTGGGTCGCTACGATGTGCAGGCGGATGTCGGGCCAGCGTGGGCGACGCAGCGGCAGGAGACGTTCAACGCGCTCATGCAGGCGATGCAGGCCGCGCCTGAATTGATGCAGAAATGCGGCGATCTCCTGTTCCGCAGTGCAGATTTCCCGCTCGCAGATGTAATCGCGGATCGGCTCAAGCCCGCGAGCGAAGATCCAGCGCTGATGCAGGCCCAGCAAATGATCCAGCAGCTTCAGCAGCACATTGGGCAGTTGACGCAGCAGCTCAAGGACAAAGCCTTCGACCAGAACCTCCGCATGCAGGAATTCCAGCATGACAAGGTGATGGACGCCATGCGGCACGATGTGGACATGAACAAGGCGGACACTGATCGCATGGCTGCGATCGGCTCCGAAGATCCGACGATGCTGCAGCCGGTCCTGCTGCGACTTGTGCGGCAGGTTCTGGGGCCGAATGCGGCCATCAGCATGGGCGATCCCGCACCGCTCGATCGCATGCCCTCTGACAATCCCCCTGGCGGTCCGATCCGCGCCCCCGAAGCAGTGAATGGAGCAGTGCAATGAGCGAAACTCTCGAGCAAATCGCGCCGAACGATCTCGATCCGAACGCGCGCGCCCCCCAGGTATCGGATGCTCCTACCGGCCAGGACGGCGAGCAGACCGAAGGCGAGCAGCAGGAACGTGAGGCCCCGCCGCAGAAGAAGTATCGCAGCTGGGAGGAAGCGCGTCTTGAGCGGTTCACTCGACAGAAGCACGCTCTTTCGCAGCAGCTGAGCGAGCGGGATCAGAAGATCGCTGCGTACGAGAAGGAACTGGCGCAGTACCGCCAGCCTGCAGAGCCGAAAGAGCAGATGCCGCGGTCGGAACAGGACATCCGCGCAGACGTTGAGCGCCAGCAGGCGGCAACACGCGATACGGACGATTTCAACCGTCGCTGCAATGACATCGCCGCCAAGGGAACGGAAGCGTTCGGGCAGGAACAATTCGGCAGCGCCATCCAGAATTGGAACAAGGCCGGCCTAGACCTGGAAGACGCGGCCCATCGCTCGCTGCTGAACGATATTTCGTCCCTTCCAGATGCCGCGGCCCTGTACTACCATATCGGAACGGATCCGGACCTGGCCGCGCATTTACTCGACCTGCCGAACAAGCAGGCGTACGCCGAGTTGCGGGAGATCGCGCGAGAGCGGCTATGGACGCAGACCGCGCAGGGGCAGCAGCCGGTGGCGCCGCCGCCTGCCCCGCCACAGGTTTCCAACGCACCTCGCCCGGCAACGCGTGGGCCAGGTCCGGCCCGGCAATCAAGCCGCTCGATCTACGAAGCGCAGTCGATGGAAGATTTCATTGCTATGCGGAATAAGAAGCGGTAACCTGATACCACTCACAGGCATTGCCTGGCCGCCACGGGAGCGATTTTCCCGGTTGTTCGCGGGATCGTAACCCGTCTACGTGCAAGACCCTTCACCGGTGAGCGCGGGCAATAGAGCGGCCCAGATGGGCAATCCGTGAGTTTACCAAGGTGGCTAACCAGCTTCTTACGATGACGATGCTGACGCGCGAGACGCTGCGTCTGTTTCGTAACTCCAACGCGTTCCTGCGCAACGTCAATACCCAGTATGACAGCCAGTTCGCCAAGACTGGCGCGAAGATCGGCAACACGCTGAACATCCGCCTGCCGGTGGATTATGCGGTCGGCATGGGCCCGACCATCACGCCGCAGAACACGGTCCAGACGCAGACCAGCCTGTCGATCACGAACCAGCTGAACGTCCCGATGTCGTTCTCGTCGGTTGACCTGACGATGAGCATGGACGAGTTCTCGGACCGCATCATCGCGCCGGCCGTCAACGTGCTCGCCGGTCAGGCGTCGGCTCTGCTCTACAGCACGATCGATCAGGCGCTCTACGGCGGCCAGGGGCCTGCGAATGGCTTCGTCCACAATGTGGACAGCAATGGCAACACCATCACCCCCGGTTCGTCCACGATCCTGCAGGCCGGTGCGATCCTGACGAACAATGGCGCCCCGGAAGGCGCTGGCAAGCGTATCGCGATGCTGCACCCGAACACCGAGGCGCGTCTCGTCTCCGGTCTGATGGGCCTGTTCAATCCGCAGCGGAAGATCAGCGAGCAGTATCGCACCGGTCTGCTGACCGAGGACACGCTCGGCTTCGACTTCTTCCACGATCAGCCGGTGCCGCTGCACACGACGGGCTCGTTCACGGCCGGCACGATCAACGGCGCGAACCAGACCGGCACGGCGCTGACCGTTTCGGGCCTGACCGGCACGCTGAATGCAGGCGACATCTTCACGATCGCGGGCGTCTATGCCGTCAACCGCGTGACGAAGCAGTCCACCGGGCAGCTCAAGCAGTTCGTCGTCACGGCACCGGTGGCTTCGGGCGCTACGTCGATCCCGATCTATCCGGCCCTGACGCCCACAGGCGGCACGGCTGGTACGCAGGTGGCATACGGCACCGTTGTTTCGTCCCCCGCCAATGGCGCAGCGCTGACGCTCGTGAACAATTCCGGCGAGATCTACCGCAACAACATCTGCTTCACGCCGGAAGCCTTCACGTTCGCAACGGCCGATCTCGACCTGCCGCGCGGCATGAACGAGGCGGCCCGCGAGACATACGACGGCGTGTCGATGCGTATGCTCGGTCAGTACAACATCATGACCGACCAGTGGGTCACGCGTCTCGACCTCCTGTGCGGCATGGCGCTGCTCCGTCCGGAGTGGGTCGTCCGCCTGGCGGATCAGGTCTAATAGGGAGCGAAGGCCATGGCCTATAACCAGTATCCCCGCGAAATCCCGCACCCGAACGGCTTCCGAACCGTGACGGTGTTCGACATCGCCGAAGAGAAGGCCGTTCGCGCGGACTTTCAGAAGTTCATCGCTGAGCAGACCAAGGCGGCCGCCAAGGCCGCTGCGGAGACGCGGAGTGTTGCAGTATGACCGACGAAGCACTGGCACCGACCGAGCCGAATACGGTAGAGCAGTCGCCGCCGGAGGCGCGTGAGGAACCCACCAACACAGCGCCTACGGTCTCCGAGCCTGATCCGATTGCCGATCCTGCCCCGGCCGGCGCCATCCCCGGCTGGCCGCAGGATCGGTTCCACCCGGTCTATGGGCGACGATCCATCGCGGATCCCAATACGTATGCCCGCATGGGTGGCGACGACGGAGACTGGCGCTTCAAGCGTGCGGCTGATGCTGACGCTGCGCGCACGCAGCCAGAGGCTGAGCTTGCGGTCGCCTACAATCTTCGCCGCAAGATGGCGCTGATTGATGATGCCGGAGATGTGCCGGTGTCGAACAGCGTGCAGGCGCATGAGAATGCGGCCAGCGGCAACCCGGAGCCCGGCGTCGTTCTGCCCAAGGCAGACTGATGTCGGAGAGCAGCACAGGCGCGCCAGAGACGAATACGGGCTACCTCGTCTCTGATCTGGTGGGCCTGGCGCTCGAGCAGCTGGGCGTTGGGGTCGGCGGCCAGAACGCCGACCCACAAGGCATGAATAGCGGCGTCATGCACCTGAACATGATGCTGGCGCAGTGGCAGCGTCGCCGCTGGCTGGTCCCGAACTTGGTGGACACGTTCTGCATGTCGACTGGGGCATCGTCCTATACCGTGGGAGATGGCCAACAGTTCGACATTGCGGGGCGACCGGACAGAATTCAGGCCGCCTATGCGCGCCTTGCAACAAGTGCAGGTTTTTCGCCTTCTACCGAGGGGGATTTCAACGCTGGTGATTTCACCGAGGATTTCCAGCTTGGATCTGATGGCCTAGACGCGAACCAATATGCTGGTCCGCTGGATTATCCTCTCGGTATCATCGAAAGCTACGAGGATTACTCTGCGATTGGCCTGAAAGGCCTGCGCACGTGGCCGTCGCGCGTCTTCTATCAGCCATCTTTCCCTGTCGGTAAGCTCTATTTCTGGCCGATACCGCAGTCAGGTAACTGGGAACTGCATGTCGTCACCAAGGAAGTTCTGCCGAACAACCTGATTGCGTCCAGCGCCATCAACCTTCCGCCTGAATACTGGGACGCCATCATGTGGTGCCTGGCAGAGCGCTTGGCGCCGTCGTACGGCCAATCCGGGAGTCCGATCATCACTGCCATGGCACGCACCGCCATGCAGACTATCAAACTCGCCAATCGTGCGCCCCTGGCTCTCGAAATGCCGTCCGCTGTCAGGGCGCGTCGAGGTGCAGGTGCCAATCCATACTGGATCTATTCCGGAGGTTTCTCGTGATGCGCAAGCTGCTCGCGCTGTCTGCTTTGGCGCTTCCGTGCATCGCACATGCGCAATCAGTCCCCCCAATGGCGCGCCCGGTGACGCTGGCGGGTCCGCAAGGCCTGAGCCAGGCGATGGCGCTTAAGGCGGATGTGGCCGGCGGCTCGATGACAGGTGCGAACCTGAGTTCGATCGCATGGCACGTTAACAGTGCGGCTCCATTCATCACATGCCCGATCGATGCGTGCATCATGAGTACGGCAGATGGCGGCCCGCCCTATACCGCCTCTGAAATCACCTATGCCACAAAATACGATGGCAACTGGGAGATGGGCCTAGACATTTCCGTTCTCGACAATAACGGC